TACCAAGTTTCCTATGATATGTCTCAATCCATAGTCCATACAACAGAGAACAACATCTCCGTTTGGAAGAAGAACATTACGATCATAGAACGGAGTTGACTTACAGGTAAGAGGTCTTGTATGTCTTATCTTTCTTTTGATCTGTTCCGTAGGTTGATTCCCCGCCTTCTCGACATCAGATACGTCCAGAACTCCTGCTCTATCGTGGGCTCCAAATCGGGCGTTTTGTTTTTCTGCTTCTCTTGCTTCTGGAATGTGACGAATATCAGGATGAAACACTCGATTATTCATATCCATTGTCATGGCTCCAACCTTGCCAGGAATTTTCTTATTGATACCGTACAGAGTCTTAAATGCTCTTTCCCAAGTTTCGCTGTACTTCCATCCTCTCATATTGTTGTGTTCATCTGGCAAGTGAAGAACGACCGGATCGACTTGATCTCGATACTTCAATATCAGATCTTCTACTCGATCAATATCTTCTTCAGTCATCTGATAAAGAGTTGTGTAAATCGCAGTCTTGAATCCCTTCTTCAATGTCATCTCTAACATATCGGTACAATCTGGATTTGCCCAAGGTTCGGACATTCCACTAAAATCTATACGAGCATTCTTTGGTATTTTATCAAGGACATTCTCATAATTTTCTAGCGAGAGAAACTTACTACTATCTCTACCGTATGCTTTGATTAGAGGTTTTTGAGGACAAAAGGTACACATCAACGGGCAACCCACCATTGTGGTGATTTCCATTGCCGGGCCATGTTTATGGGGGATTCCATACTTAGATATCATATCAGGTATTTATTGAAAATTCGTGTAGTCTTTTACCCTGCGGGCCATACTCCATATTGTGAAAAAAAGATCCATTTCGTATCTCGTCAATGTGCCACTGACAATTAGCAAGGTAGGTGAAGAACTCGGTTCGATCAAATGGTTTGATGGTTGATCCCATTTCACTAGACGCAACACCATAACAAGGATTGGTTTTATCATCGGTAACGAGTCCCTTTCCAAGAATCAAAGCCTCGACCGAAACAATTGAGTTGAGAGAAAAGATCGCTTTCACATCTGACAGATCTTCGCGTAGAGATCGCATAAACTCAAGACGACCAACATTCTCCAGTGTTATCTTTCGGCGGATCTTCAGATTGTTTGGGTGTACTCTTCTTTGGACATTACGATACCATTTGTTGATATCATCAAATCTTGTGCTTCTTCCGGTGTCGTGTTGTTGACAGAGAAGGTAATTGTCACTATCCAAAGACCAGTGTTCAATCTCTCTTGGATCAATGTACTTCTCCAATCGACTTGTATCCATACGATCTTGATCGATACAAAAGATTCCCATACCGTTGAATCCATTCCAGCTGATCGCACAATTGTCATGCACATCTCTTTCTCCGAATCCAAGAAACTTGCGATTCAACATGATGAAATTGCCCCCATCTTTCTCAATGTTTTGGAACAAATTGGGGCCATGTATTACCGAAACATCCGACTCTCTCTTACGAGAAGAGGTGATGTTTGCATCTATTCCGTGTTTAGAAAGACCTTCTTTTACGGCAACGGCGTATCGTTTCTGCCACGGAATATTACTGCTCGCGTGTATCGATACCTTCATTTTGTCTTTTCATAAACTCGTTGCAATGGGTCTGAGCATCAAATAGGTACTCCATAAAGTCTTTGGTCTCAGCTTCATTGTACATGTAATCCCAGAACCACTCTTTGAGATCTTGTTCACTTTTGATCAAACTCGATCCTCCAGTAATTTCTTCAAGATCTTTTTTTACTTTGTCCACTGTATACATTCGGTTCAGAACAACCTTATTCTCCAGATCTTTGTAGTAATTATCTTGTACTTTCTTGAGTTCGTTCATAAACTCGCGAACTCTAAATATTTCGTCGTCGATATGTGGTCTCATAATTATGCTTTGTAACTAGTAAAGTTTTTCATGTTGCTTCGTCCCCCAGATGATTTATAATACTTTTTGTTCCTATCCCATTCCTCGTTGGAAAAGACCTGAATCTCTCCTCCAGTCTTGTGTGAATAGATCATCACACCCTTTCGATTCTTCTCGGTTTCGCGTGGCGCAGGATCTAGGGTTCCCAGAATGTCTTCAATTTTTGCTCTTACTATCATCCAAATAAGTGTTCGTAGATCTCTTTCCAACCGTCAACTCGAATGATTCCCTCCGGAATGTCTTCGTTAATGTTGTAGTCGTGGTTTATGAGAAACGTCGTCAGACCCAACTCATGACCCATCAGAGCCGTCTTGATCGAATCTTCGACCCAAACAACTTCGGAGTCTCTGTATTTTTCAAGAATGGGCTTCTTATCTTTTCCTCGTTTGACACAATCAAGTTTACTGAACGCAGTCGGGCCAAAGAGATTTTTCAGATTCTTTTCGCGAAGAACGTGAGACCTTTTGTTACTTCCCAGAGCAGTAATACAATGGAACGTCGCGCCGTGATCCTCATGCATCTTTCGAACGTATTTTATGGAGTCACGAAGAGGTGGAAGATACTCAATCTCCGCTGACATATTGAAGTGCCTAATGTATTTGTCGGATTCTTCTTCGGGAAGACCATACCTTTCGTGGAGTTCGTAAGAAGAGTTTAACTTGCGAAATCCCTCTTCTTCCATCCACTCATTGTAGATCTTGATCCAGTTGACAAGAACGCCGTCACAATCTGTTAGTATCATCATTATGTAAGTATACTATCTCAAAAAATCGAATATGTCAAGAGTTTAATATGTAAAAAACTTGTAAAACGATTAACAGTATTTCTGGTAATATTCTGTGATTTCGGCAATCAAAGGATCAATCCAATCCTCTCTTTTCTCCTGAAAAATTAAAGGAGTTGGATCGTTATCCACTACCATCAGAATGACCAGATCTTCAATCTCAATATCGGTGAGTTCCTGCAGCATGAATGAGTAGGCACATGCCTGCATAAAGTAAGTTGAGATCTCTTCTCGGCTTTTGATTCGAGAGGATGTCTTGAAGTCAATAATGGATAGTTTATTGTCAAACTCTCCGATGAGATCAACACGACCCGCAACTCTCAAAGTATCAGAGTAGAGAGGTGTCTCTTGAGCCAGAATGTTATCCACTCTTGCATCAAGGACTTTTCGAATCGTCTTCCAAGAGAAGAGGACATGAGGCATACTTTCTCCTTTGAGATAATTCTCTTCGTTGTTGAGATACCTCTCACATATGTCGTGAACGGCGGAACCGCGAGTTGCCGCATGGTGAGAGATCCGATTTGCCTCTTTTTCTCCCACTCGTCTTCTCCACTCAAGAAGAGCTTCCTTCTTCTTGGCACCAAGAACCGTAGTGATTGACTTCAACTTATTTCCCTGTGGAGTAAGGTAAGTTCTACCGTTTGGTGTTGTGTCTGCGACTAAATCTTCGTATGGTAGATCAAAACGAACATGATTAAATTTCATTGATTTCATAAACTTCTAATAATATTTCACCTGAGCTGCCGTCATTTCCTTCGGCAATAATAGTATAAACTCCACTGTCTAAAGTCAAGACTGAAGCCACACTTGTTACATCATCTGTGGGCATCTCCATTCCTTGAAAGTCAGATACTGGCCAAAGAGGAAACGCTCCAAATTTATTTATGGTTTCAATAATCTCTTCGGTATTTTCTTCATCAACCCAATCATTCTTTTCATGAATTAGTTGAGGGCCGTTTCCGTCGAAAGCATTACGATAGATTAATATCTTTGGATCGACTAAAGGATTTTTAACACCAATGTCCAGTAACTTTTCTCCAATCGCTCGAATTAAAACTTTCTTGCTGGTTCCATTTATAACAAATCCCTGAGTAAAACTTTCTCCGGAATCAAGTGTACCTCTTGTTGAAACATTGACGATACTCTTACTATTTTCTATATCCTCTCCATCGAAGAGGTTGTAATCTCGGTGATTTTGTACAACATGTTCCTGAGCCTCTATTGCCGCACTTTCCAAATCATCAGATGTATACGTAGAAGTAATAAACTCATTACTTATGTTTGAAGGATTTGAAGATCCAAAAGTGTTGTAGGCGTAGACGCGATATCGGTACATAACTTCGTTAGATATTGTTTGATCTATAAAGTATGTGACGTTACGTCCAACAGTTCCAACCTGTTGGTAAGAGTTCCCAGCATCTGATGATCTTTCAATTATAAAGCCCTCCTCGTCGGAGGAGTTGTCATTCCATGTCAGAGTCAATTCGTTCGCTAAAACGTTAATGTAAAATAATGAGATAAACGCTGAAAACCACACAACATGATTGTGAAGTCTTCGCATAATCTATTTCTATTTATACTATTGATCATTCCAAGATTTAGTGTTCTTCTTACTTACACGTATATTCTTTCTACGAGATTTCTCGAAAGAATCGTATTCGCGATATTCGTTCTTCTTCTTAGGCTTCGATTTTCTCTTCACTTTAGTAGTGTTCAATGTTGTTTTTTCCAGAATTCTTTGCGATTCGGGCGAGAACATCATTCCAACCAGAACCCGCCCTTTTAATAGGATTGATACTATCGTGTACAACTGGAGGAGCGGAGACCATTCTTTTGAGTTCTCCCTTCTCTTCACAAGAGCAGGTAAGAGGATCATCTTTTTTTGCGATAGAGACAAGTCGTTCCTCGATCTTGTCACACGTTAAGCAGCGATAGTCGTAGTTGGGCATGTTTGAAACCAGTAAGGTGTTTGTGCGTTTTTCCACTCCATTTTGAAGCGTTCTTGTTTAGTCATATAAAATTTACGATAAGATTCTACGGGGGTAGACTCGTTCATACATTCCGGATTGCTTTTCATGGCCAATCGGAATGGTGTCATTTCGATGTCCGGAATATTGTTTGGTGTTGGTTTGAGGTGTTCTCTTAGAGATCTATCTGTGAGGTGAAGTTTTCCATATCGTTTTGTGTACTCGTCACAAAGAGCGATGAAGAGTTCGTAGTGCCACAAATAGTTTTGTGTAGACTCACGAGTCCATACCGTACAAGGATGGTTGAAATGAACCGCATTGTAAAGGTGGTGTTCGCGAACGTCGCTGAGCATGAAATACTTTGACATCGTTTTACCACTTCTGGATCGTCTCTTTGTTTCCACACCGTCCAACATACGATGAGCAGTCGAGAGCATCTGAGCAGACTCAAGTACCATCTTTGGTACATGTTTGTCACAATGCATCGACGCCGCAATGCGTGGATCTTCATCAAGTATAAAAATATTCATACAACCATAATACCAGATTACACCAAAGTGTCAACCCAATAATTCAGGAAAAGTATCTCTTACTAATGTTTTTGTGATCTTCGAGTATTTTTTGTTCGCAAAGGTGGAGAGTTTCCCATCCTTGGCGGCAACCAAAATCTTTGCATCCTCGGCTGAAAGAGTTTCGAGCATAGAGATAAACCAACGTTCTTTTCGTATCTTTGAATACTTTGCTTGTACGGTACAATTACCTATATTTGTAAATATTCGATTCATACTTGCGATTGGAAACCTTGTCTCTTCGTTCTCCTTGTATGGTGGAGCTCCTTCCGGAAAGTCCAACTTAACATTGTCATTGTACGCAAGTTGAAGAAGAGTCTTCACTTGCTTATACGCATTTCTTTTCATGTATGCAACCCTGTGATCACGATCTGTGATCTTTTGTGCCTGTGCAAAGACCTCGTGAGGCATTAATGTAATTTTATCTCTTCTCATAGTTTTATTTATTATTGAAAAATTCTTGTGCTGATTCAACCAGAAGGCCACAACGGTTGGTGACTAGATAGTTAAGAATTTTATTGTTGTTTTTCCCGCTCTGTTCTCCTACCTGATTGATGACTTCTTTTCGAATCTCGGGTGGTGTCTTACGAAGATTGATCATCCATTCATTACGCTGATAGTTTCTCCATACTTCATTATCCATGTGGTTCTGTAGGCTGTGACGATTTTCCCACCACTCATCGATTCTCTTTGCACGAAGTGGAGTTTGTCTAAGTTCTTCGGTAAAGGTTTTGTCCGAGCTCAAAACGTTTGGAACACCATCACTTGCGTCACCCTTACAGATATGCTCAAAGAGGTAACGATGTGGATCCTCACACTCTAAAAACTTCCGTTGAACCGGACTGTACTGTTTAACGTTTGAGAACTGTTGAAGTTGAAGAAAGTCTTTGTCGCCGGAGATAATCAATATCTCTTCGTGACGACCAAACTCCTGTAACTCTGAAACGAGTATTCCGATAATATCGTCTGCTTCCGCACGATCCACTGTGACTACCGGATAAGAAAAGTTCTCCTTGAGCTCATCTCGAACAGTATTCGCCATTGTGAAAAACTTGTTCCAGTCGAGTTTGGATTTCTCTCGACTCTTCTTACGAGCAGCCTTGTACTCCGGAAAGATCTCCTTACGCCAAGAACTACTGTCACATGCAATTACCATTTGCCCGAACTCCTCTCGATTCTTCTGGTTGTGCATTCGCAACGAGTTAAGAATCATATGACGAACTACTCCCTGATCGAGTTGATCGGGATGTTTTTGGGAGAATGCAGCCGCAACTGCAATACCGCTATAATCTACTATAATCATGACACTAATGTATCACAAATGACCTCGTTTGTCAAGAAACTTCTATCATATTGCGGATATTTTCCGCAAGTTCTCTTGTTGATTGTGCTTCGGGATCTCCATGTTTCAGGATACTGCGAAGGTGTTGGTCTATATTCCACAATTGACAGAAGTAGTCACGGGACTTAATTGCTATTTCAAATTCTTCCTGTTCGTCCGGAAGATCGTATTCTAGTATTGCTTTCATTTCTTTAGTACGTGTTTTCGGTGAATCTTTCCACCCACAAAGGCGTTGTAGTATCTATCGGGCCTCAGAAGAACGTGGTTCGTCATTTGATACCACATTTCCCAATAACTCATTTCTCCTTTGGAGTTGCATAATCTTAAAATTTTTCTTTCAAATCTATCTCTACCAGATTCTTCTACCAACATTTTGACCGCATCACTTGATCCAAAATAATCTTGCCAATCTGATTCTTTTACTACTTTACGTTTTCTCTTTTGTCCTTTGAGTGGTGGAAGCCTTCTTGTACTAAAGAAGTTCTTCTTTCCGATATAACGCATATCGTTGGTCTTATCTCTTACCTCATAAACAAATCCAATTGAATCTCCTCTATTTTCTATCTCAAATTCCTTATCATCATATAGCCACATGTATCTATTTATTCAACAGATACGACCCTTCTTACCCGCAACAGTATGTCCCGGCGGATCCTCTCCGATCCAACGTTCATCGATTGGTTCGCTTGCTCTTTGGTATCGACTATCACTCGACAATCGGTATTCGTTTTCACTGAGATTGTCCATTGCAGCGTGAACGGTAAACATTTTGAAAGTAAGAAAATCTCCGGCTCTGAACTGTGCAGTCAACCAACGACTCTCAAATTTGTCGGCAAGTTGTTTTGGGTTTTTTGATAGTGTTCCGGTGAAAGTCCACTTACCCTGATCTGCATTAGTTTTCTGTTTTGAGTTATTTTCACAATACGAATCCACATCACGAAACACGTATTTCTCAAGGATATCCATTCTTTGTTGAGACTTTTCCAGTATTGCTAGACCTCCCAGCTCATAAGAAATGTCGCCATACGGAACCCAACACGTCATATGATTGTGAGTTCCTCGACCCATGTACGGAAGATCTGTATGTGGATTTGTACCCTTGCCTGGCGGCATCGCTCTTAACCAAGTGTAGTCGTAATGTTTTACTGACTCTCCGTAAAGACTTTCGTAGAACTTAGGCAGTCTTCCGGAGTACAACAACTTTTTGACTTTATCACTATTGTTTGCAACCTCTGGTATGAACTTTACGGTCTCGTCCTTTCGAGCTCTTAGATCGGAATCTGAGTGATTCGAATCCAACAATTCTCTCTTTGACATCTCCTTCGAGATTTCTTCTCGGACTGATAATACTTGTTCTCGATCCAGATAATCTCTGATAAACAGATAACCATCTTCTTCGGCACGTTGTCTTAGTACATCAAATCCTTCAGAGACCTGAGACTCTCTCAGCTCTCCAACATTGTCTAATTCGTGACCATAGGAATAAAATTTACGTGTCTTCATCCTCCTCCGATACAAAGTAACTTGGATCGTCAATATCAGGCGACGCACAAAATGGACAGTAACAAGGTGTGTCTACCATCGGATGGCCATACTCGTCTTCGATACTCTCATCTCCAACATTTGACCATGCAACTTCAAACTCCGTTTTACAGTTGCCACAAAATAGTTTCTCATGTCCAGCCATATCAACTCTCGCAAACTGCACAATTGTTTATGGAACGAGCAAGTTCTTGTGCTGGATTCGCACTTCTCTGATAATAGAGTGACTTGACTCCTCGTTTCCATGCGTAGATCATGAGATCATTCACTTCTTTTGGTTTAGTGTCTGGTGGAATCATAATGTTTAAGGATTGTCCCTGATCTATTGCAAATTGTCTATCTGCGGCTTGTGTGATGATTTCTCTCTGTGAGATCTCTCCAAATGTTTTGAAAACGTCTCTCTCGTCCTTTGTGAGTTCAGTAAGGTGTTGAACCGATCCACCTCGTTTGAGAACACTCTTCCAAGCATCTTCTCCCAGACCCTTCTTTTTGAAGAGTTTTGTGAGATAAGGATTTCGATAGGTGAACTTACCCTTCGCCAAATCCTTTACAAAGTAGTTAGAGTTCAGTGGTTCAATAGAAGGAGAGACCTGACCCAGTATAAAAGAACTTGAAGTCGTTGGAGCGATTGCCATTGTTGTGGTGTTTCGCAATCCATATCCTTTAAGAACTTTGGGTTCACCAAGAAGGTTCGCAAGTTCCTTTGATGCATCGCGACTTCTCTTTTCAATTGTTTTGAAGATACGATTGTTCTTTGATCGAGCAGTGATTGACTCAAATGGAATGTCCTTGAGTTGAAGATAGGAGTGCCAACCCAGAACACCAAGGCCCAGAGCACGATGACGAATCGCAAAGTTCCTTGGATGTTCCATGAACTCCACTCCGTCAGTCTTGTCAATAAACTCCGACATAACCGCATCAAGGAAATAGATCATCGTTTGAATCGCATCAGTCTTTACCAAGTCATCCCAACGTTCAAGGTTCAAAGAGGAAAGATTGCACACAAAAGATTCATTTGGATTTGTGGGCAACATAATCTCCGAACAAAGATTGGAGTTGTGAATCTGAATCTCCTTGTCTTTATAAACCTGTGGCGCTCCCTTGTTTGCGTTGTCGGTGTAGAAGATATAAGGATAACCAGACTCAAATCTCTTCTTGATTACCTTTCCCCAGATCTTTCTCTTTTCGGTATCTCCATCAAGCATTGAATTCATCCAATCATCCTCTACACAAACACCGATTGAAAGATCCTGTATAGAATCACCATCAGAACGAATGTGAAGAAACTCTTCGATATCGGGATGATCGATTGGAAGATACGCCGCAAACGAGCCCCGCCGAACGTTTCCTTGTGATACATAGTTGACTAAAGAATCAAACACCGAGAGTTGATGATGTACACCTGTCGCAGTACCACCCGAAGAGATCGGAGCTCCACGATGACGAACGTCTCCGAAGTAACCAGAAGTCCCTCCACCCATCTTTGACATAATACCGACTTCTCCTACCTTGTAGAGAATGCCTTCCATACTATCAGGTATGAAAGAAGAGAAACAAGAGATTGGAAGTCCCCGTTCTCGTCCAAAGTTCGCCCAGATAGGAGATGACAAGGAATAGAATCCTTGAGCCATATATCTCTCAAACTTAACCGCAAAGTCTTCAACACCGAGAATGTTCTCGGCGTGTTTTGCAATATCAAGTATTCTTTGTTTTGGCGACTCTCCTTCTATAAGGTATCCTCTTTCGAGGAAAAGTTTCGCTTCATCATTTAGCCAGTAATAGTCATTCATATTAAAATAAGTCGTCTTCGTCAAAGGATTGGTTTTTCTTGGAGTATTCGGTTGGTCGAGAGTGAAAGAAGTCAGTCATATTATTACCATGCAACTCCTCTTCAAACCAAAGAGTCTTTTCTAATAGTAATTTATCAACTTCAAGAGGTGTCCCAAATCCGATCTGATCCAAAGAATCATTGATGCGATTACGAATAAACTCTTTGAGGATATTTGCGTTCAGCCCATCCTCTTTATATCCATTGACCATCCAGTCAACAATCTTCGATTCTGCCTTAAAGGCCTCGTCTGCCTCGTGTAGAATTCTTTCCTTCAACTCATCGTCAAACAACTCAGGCATCTCTTCGCGAATCGTGTTGATGATTTTGATTCCGATCATGCCATGAATGTTCTCTTCGTTGCGAGTATACTTGACCTGTTGATCCGTATCCTTGAGAACATTCTTAAAGCGAGCAAACCAATTGATGATGTAGAACTGAGAAAATAAAGAA